AAATACGGATTGCTTCGATCAGCTTAGGCTCAATTGCGAACCGCTGAATAGTGTTTAGCTCAGAAATTGCAGCCTGGTCCCCATTCAAGGAGCGAGTAGCCAGCTCTTTCAAATGCTCAACGGATTTGTCAACTACCTTTCCGTCAAATTTAGACAGACTATCGCCCTGCACAAGTGCGGAGAAAACCTCCACAACAGGAGAAGTCGCCTTTACCTTAGTAACAACATCGTTATCCTTGACATTGTTAATAGTATTTAGTTCAAAAATATTCTCCATTGTTTTATCCTCCTCGTAATACAGAAAAATCCTTACTGAGCAACGATCTCAGCAAGGATTCCGTCATCCATATATGCAGTCTTCTCAATCACCACAAAGGACACTGCATATCCCTCTGCCTTGGCAACCTTCTTAATTAGGCCGGAAGTAGTAAACACCAGAATGTCACCCTTCGCCAGACCGTCTGTGCCGCCGTCGATCTCGTCCGCTCCGAACTCGATCTCAAGCTCGTTTACAGTGTGCAGATCGTCTGCTCGCACATACTCGCCCTCCTTCACCACAACAGTCTCAGAGAAATTATGTAGCTCAGGCTTGTCGTTGATGTTAGTCACGATATAATGTACACTTTTTACCTCATCTTCAGAGGCTGGCAAAGAAGCAGTCTTTGCGGCGCGATCAAGGATCACACCCATGCCGACCTTCATATCTGCCGCTGCCTTGCAGTAAGGCACGTTCTGTACATTCTTAAATGCACCAATAGTCTTGTATTTCATTATATTTTCCTCCTTCGATTATCCGAAAATATCCACGTCGCCCTTATCGTCTGGATCTCCAATTGATCCATAAATATCAGGAGCGGCGCTATTCTGTTCGGTATGAACAGCTTCTTTGTTTTTGCGCACCATCTCAACGCAAATCTTACTTGTAATACTATTGATCTCAATAGATGTAGGATCTGCCTTAAACGCATTGATTTCTTCCTCAGCAAGAGCCTGCTCCTCATCAGAAAAATCAGCAAGCGCAGAATTCAACTCTGCGATTTTCTTCTTTTTCTCCAACTCGGAATTTGCCTGCTTCAGACTATTTAATTCAGTGTTCTGTGACTCAATAGTCTGTTCCTTCGCAGCAACTTCAGCATTTGCATCTGTTAGCTTTGCGTTCAGCTCTGCGATCTCAGCATCCTTTGCTTCAATCTGACTGTTCAGTTCAGCAATCCGACTTTCATACTGTTCATTTCTATTTGTAGCTGAAGAAATAGCTTCACTTACAGTAGTCTTAACGGAATCCATGAACTGACTCATTAGCTTCTCGTCCATGTGTGTGTCCTCCTTATTATTTTTATTATTTAACTCCATGACGATTGCGGTATCATCTGCCGGTCTAATACCAAGGATCGCATATCCGCTATAATCATAGATCTGCGGGACACGTCCTTTTTCTTTCCAACCGCCATCGTAAATAATACGATTCTCATTCTGTGGCTGACCAACGATCTCTACAGACCCCCTCACCGCACCACTGACCAACCGCTCTTGCAGCCATGACACAAACTTTGGGTATCTCATCTCGTCTATATAACCTTCGGCAACCAAACATCTTTTAACTACACCATCTACATCAATATCGTCTATATAGCCTCTTTCAAAATGGCCTACAACAGTAGCGTCTTCAAGGAGAGGAAGATTGTCTTTTGTCTCTGTATAACCGTGACCATATGGCAATCTTCTTTCACTGTTAATAAACTCTACGACAATAGACATATTTGCAACAGATCCAAGATTATTTCTGGTATATTCTTCATCCCACGAAATCCCATTTGTCTGGAATTGATCTCTTGACGAATGGATTTCATGCAAAACAGCCTTAAACTTTCTGCGTCCAGCAATTTGGCGTTCACTGGATATTTCAAAAATACGGCCTGAGTTCATATTTGTTTCATCCATCATCAATCACCTCCTTAACCAGACGGACTTGGAGCATTATTCCCACCATTTGTTTTCTCTTGAATTGTTGACGGGTTGTCACTGTCAGGCTTTGTTTTTCCTTGATTATGATCCTCATCCGGGTTATCCTTTCCAGTAACCGTAAAAGATGTACGATGTACAGGGTATCGGTTTTCAAAGTCTTCATGAAGCTCATAATCCATAAGCGCAATATAATTGTCTGGATTAAAACCGGTAGCAGCAATCCAGGCATATAGGCTTCCCTTTCCTTGCGCATAGAGATCGGACATATATCCAACCATCTTATCTTTATTGACCATAGTCACAGGAAGGATATAAAGATCAACCACACAACTGGGATCATTGATAATGTTTTTGTTAATACACTTATTCAATTCATCAACAATATCATCGATCCATGTATAAATATTTGCAGCTACAAGCTCAAGATTCAAATTTGCACTCGAATAATTTCCAGAGCTGCTTCCATCAAGCGCGCTTGCCGCAATACCAAGATCTTTATTGACATCCTCTTTGATAGAATTCTCATTCTTCTCATCAAGAAGCGACAGATCAAGAGATATCTTATTTAGCTGTGTGCCAGCAGCCAGTGAGAAAAAGGATGTCCCACTCGCGTTACGACTCTTTTTACTCAAAGCGCTTTTAATTAAATTATGTTGATCTCGCTGCTGTTTTTCGCTTAAGGCAGAGCTTCCCTTGTCTTTCCCCTCAGGAAATGTTTCATAAATAATTTGATTGTTTACAGACTCCAAAACAGATCTTTTAGTATCAATAAAATACTGCGCATAATTGATATCATCTAACGCTGCAATTGCAAACGGAATCCCATATGGATCGGTAATTTCGCTCTTGATCTTTGTTACAATAGTTTTGTTGTCATCGAGAACAATCCAGCTCCCCCTAAGATCACCATTTGAATATGAAATCCATCCTTCCTGAATTTCCTTTGGAAATCCAGAGACCTTCCTTTTTCTAATGTCGTCGGTAAAGTTCTCAAAATATTTAAGATCGAATGCTATCTGATAATGATTGTTTCTTCTTCCAACTATACGAACATAATTTATCGGGAGAGGAATCACCATAGCGTTAATGCCAACAGCATTGATTTCAGATATCCCATGTACCTCATAATCGGTCAGAACGGTTCGCATATCTGTAGTCGCAACAGCCGTTTCAAAATACGCAACGTACATTCCATCTTTTGCATCTCGAAATAATCCGTCACGTATAACCTGTTTGTACCTGATTGTATTAAGCGTGGCCTCCATCTTTTGCTTATTCGATCTGTAGTTAGCCGGTATAGAACCATTCATCCTTTTAGACTTAGCAACCACCACTCCGTCGAGCGTATGCATTGATTTGATATAGTCAATACCGGTAGCAACCACTCCGTTTGAGTAATACGCCCACTCAGACATTCTCCGAATCTCCCAAATATGGTTCATTGGATTTCTCAAATATGTCCTAATTTGTTCGGATGTATACGGGGCATCAGAATTACATAGCAAACCGACATATGCCGATCCAAGCGATGTGTTAAACTCATGAGTAGGACGATCATTCGTAGCATTCTGCTCCGAAATCGGACAATTCAAAGGGTCATTGCTTCTCCAAAATTGATACCATTTCTTTTCTGGCAATTCATTCACCTCCCCTCTAATTAAATAGCGGGACATACTCATATCCAGAGTTGTCCGACAATAGATCATGCTCAAGCATCTTTGCAAAATAATTACCGTAAGAAACAGATGTATATCTGTCCTTACGGTCTGTATTGTTTGTTATTTTAATAAGCCCAGTCTGATCTCCACGCTCATATTCGAGGTTTATCATCTCGTTAATAAGCGCTACCGTCTCAAGATAAGGACTTTCAAAGAATAGCTGTGTGTCAACGTCTGCGGTTGTATACTCTGGAACAAATTTTGGAATCTCGTCAACTGCCTCTGTATTGCTAATGAGAAAATCTATCATTCCAGAGTTAAGTACATCGCGCATTGCAATAGCAATTTCGCTGTTAGTTTGTAATTGAGCCTTTATAATATAAATATTTTCCTCAGCCCCAGTGATCTGAATCCGATTTGCCATTTTTTCATCATTCATACACTTCCATGGCTTGTATTCAACATTTCGCTCCTCATCAAACAACACCTTCGCAAGCATTTCATATACTGTTTCTCCAACATTTCTACCATCCAACACACAATAATCTGCATTAAAGTCTGTGTAGAGCTGTTTGATACGAATGGCCTGCTTTATCGTCTCAACGCCATGTAATGGTTCCATATATACGACCTGACGACGATAGCCGCGTTTTATTTCAATATGGTTTCCACCAGTATCCATTACCTGATATTCTTGACTTTCTGGAAGTAACCGAATGCATGAGAAAACGGAATTGTCCGCATCAGCATCGCCCGAAATGGCAATGTCACAAGAGACAATTCGGACTTCTCCTGGCTGTTTTTGAATGTCATGCTTATTCTTCTGTTTCAACAAAGCATCAGAATTCTTTCGTGGATAAAACGCTTTCTTTAATCGGCGATTGCTATTTAGTTGTTCGTATGTAAAGAATGCATGTGCATTCTCTGCAATCATATTGTTTTCATACTCTATCGCCCACGACATTGGATCGAGTTTCTTTCTTTCTTTTATCAAGAAGTTCCTTGTCTTAATATTGTGCTTGAGGGCAATGCTATAATCCATTGCGATTACACAAGAACTTTGATTTGTAAGCATGTCTCTTGCGAACGGCTTAATAATATCTGTCCACATCCAATGATTTTGATACCATGCGGAACTAATAAAGACCTCCTTCGGTTCTTCCTGCATATCTCCATATTCGTCTATTTTCAGATACTCTGCCTGACGCACATAGAGGAAGGGAGACAGAACCGTATCAACAATGTTCTTTGCGATCATTCGGAACTCTTCGTAGATCAATACAGTAGCACGGTATCCACGGGCATTATCATTTGCCGCCACGACAACGATTGAGCTTCCGTTTCGGAATACCACTTCTATCTCCGTTTGATTATCCTTAAAGCTCTCGATCTCACGCTCTAATAACGGAGATTTCGGAAGTATCTCTTTCTTAATTTTCTCTGAA